GCTATACATTCGTCCCACGGGTAGTCTTCTAAGTTAACCTCAGTCTTTTCAATTTCTTTTAAAACGTAAGGAAGGTTTAAGCTATCTTTAAAAAGCTTTTCTATAACTCTATTAACTGTGCTCATACCTATATGACGTAAGTATTATTTTATTTGCATTTTCAGGTTAACCAGTAATTCTACCTATACCCTGAGCCCATAGTGAACCATCGCAGCACTCTCTAGAATAAGTATTCTCGTCTTTGCAGTAACACGCTCTAGAACTACTGTTAGGACTGGCTGGATTCCAACGCTCTCTATATGGGACCGCTTGACTATTTCTAAGTCTTCTACTTCTATTTCTGTTTGGCATATTATTTCTGTTTAATTAGTAATTCTTTAAGCTTTAAAAGCTCTAGTCCTGCTTTGATTTCTGAAGACAGATTGTCTTTAATTTTTTCTTTAGGTCTTTCCTCTTTGTCTAAAAAGAACCCTTCTATACTAAAACCTTTTACGTCTCCAGTCTTAACAAAGTCTTGCCATATATCCTCGTTGTTTACTTTGACCGCACCCATCCACGTACCTACAGGAACCTCCATACCGTAAATAGCAGATTTGTCTTTTTCTTTGTTTTCTACTATCCAAGACTCTACTAAGGTTAAACCTTCTATATCGAATTTATGCTCTAGAGTTGCGTTGTTTTGCTTTCCGTTCATTAGGAATAACTCACTAGCTTTTTTAACCGTTTCTTTTGAGAAGTAAATATAGTATTCGTCTTTACCTTCTTTACGATAGATAGTTTTATTAGGAACTAAAAGGGCTCCTAAGATTATTCTTTTATCCTTGTCTATTGCTTTTAGCTTTACTTCTTTTTGGTCCTTTAAGGCTACGAAGTTTTCTTCTATTGCTGGACTCTCTACTAGACTTATTGCGTCTATTCCTCCAAACTCATCCTCTTCGTCTATTATTAATTCTACTATTTTCATATCTATATATATAATGTGTTAATTAATTCTTTTGTATTTATATCGTTGCTCCTTGTACTATATTTCTTTGTAAACTTTGTGCGGTTGTTACGTCATTTGAAACTACAAAAGCTTGAACAGGTTTTTGATTTTGATTTGCTATTGTCTCTGAAAGCTGACTAGTTTCTGACTGTCCTACTATATTAAACGCTGGAGGAGCTGGAACTGGTTTAGGAGTTTCTCCTGAGGTTCCACTACTTCCGCCTACTGAAGCCGCTACATTTTTAGTAGATTTTACCGCACTTGCAATACTAGAAATAATACCTGCAGCCGTTGCAGCATATCCAATTAAAGGAAGTATGTTTTGAGGAAAACCTATTTTAGCAGTTTCTGCGGTTCCCTTAGCTATAGCAGTTCCTGAAGACGCAGCATCTAAATTAGCTTGAGCTACTGAAATACTAGCTTTTTGTTGTAATGCTCCTATATCAATTAAAAAAGATTGTAAGGCTAAAGCTTGTTTAGCTACTAATAAAGCTTTTCCTAATTTAGATTCCTCACCTGCAATTCTAGCAGCATTATCTAAAGTGTCGTTTGCAAATTTTCTTTTCTTTTCTTCTAGCTCTATTTCAGCATCTAGAGTTTCTTGTAAATTTTGTATTGTTAACTCTTTTTGTTTATTATCAAAGAAAGTATTTACCGCTAATCTTGCGTTGCCTTTTAATCCCTCATTTATATTAAGCTCTTCTATTTCTAATAAAGCTTGTTCTCTATCTAAATCTAACCTAGTTTGGTTATCTGTTATTGCCTGATCTGCTATTTTTGCATTATAGTCGGATCTAATTTTACCTAACCTTTCAAGGTCGGTTATAGTAAGATCTGTCATTTTTTCAAGATGCTTTTTATATGCGTCAAATTCTATTTTATATTGAGCCTGTTTAGCAGCTTGCCTTTTTGCAAATTCCTGTTCTTCTATTTTAGTTATGTTATTTTCAAAACCTGCCTTTCTATTTTTAAGAGCTAATAATTGTTTTTCAGTTTCTTTTATAGACTCTTCTCCTTCTTTAGCAATTCCTTCAGGATCAAAAACAAAAGTTCCAACTCCTTCGTAAAAGTTTTTAGCTAACTCTGCCTCCATACCAAATACTTTGGCTACTTCGTCTACCGCTACTAATACTGCGGCTAAAGGAGCGGTAAGTAATAAAACTATTCCTGATAAAATTTTAGCATTTCTTTCTGCAGTTTCTACCTGAGCTTTTTTAATTTCTTTTTGAGTAGCTAGCTGAGCCTCTAAAGCAGATATACTTTCGTTAGTAGATTGTATTTTTAAATCTAAAATTTCTCTTTCTGTAACCCCTTGTTGTTTTAATATATTTGCACTAGCATTAATATTATTAAAAGCATTTTCAGTTTCTTTAGCTGACTCTTGTTGTACTGTTAAAAGTTTTTGTTGCTCTAAACTAACTCCAGAAACTAACCCTTTAATCTCATCCCAGTAAGCTACGATAGTCCCTAACGCTATAACTATTAATCCGATACCTGTAGCGGCTATAGCTCCTTTAAGTCCTTTAAAAGACGTTGCTAAGCCTTTTACTCCTACTATACCTTGAGTTACTCCTTTTTGTAAATCTTGGAATTTAGTTACGGCTCCGCCAGTAGCTTTGTCTAATAGCCTAGTAGCGTCTCTATTTTTATTGACTGCTTTATTAAAACCGTCTAGAGATTTTTGTACTTTTTGTATTTGAGCTGAAGCTTCCTCTGCTCCTTCAACTTTTACGCTTGTAACTGTTGCCATTTAATTGTTTTTTAAGTTTATATATAGTTTCTTTATAGTTAGTAGGTAGCTTCTTAGATCCTTGAGCAAACTGTATATTTTCAGTTTCTCCGTTAGCATATTTTAAAAGCTCTATTATATTTTTTATCATAGCTCGTTTAATAATTCCATATCACTCTCTCCAGTAATTAGATTAGTGTCTATAGTGTTAATTTTATAACTCTGTTGGTTAATAACTAGAGTATCGTTTAGTTTTAATCCGTATATAATATTTAAAGGCAAAAAAGCTTTAAACTTTATAAGTCTTCTTTTACCGTTAAAAATATTTGAAATATAAGTATCGTAGTTTTCTGCAAATAAAGTTTTAGAAAAACCTGTTGATCCCGTGTACTCATTAAACTCTTCTCTAAAATTTAAGTTTTTAATATCTGTAGCACTTGTAGGATCTAAACCTACACTGTTACTAGGTATAAAGTAATTAGTTAATTGAGAGTTTATTTGAGAGCCTGTTGGTGCTGACTTAAAAGAAATAATTGTAGTATCCGATCCTGCGGGTTGGTGTACTGGATAAAACAGTAGAGGTTTACCTAAAATAGGATCTTGATTTTCGTCTACAAAATAACCATATTGAGCAGTGGTCTGCGTGTTTGCAGCTACTCCAGCTCCAGTATCTGTAAGTCTTTCGTATAGCAAATGTTCAAAAGGTGCTTGTATTGTATAAGTAGAATTTGGTCCGTCAAAATTATCCCCTATTGTTGAAGAGCCTGTATATTGTTCTGCTCCCCAAGACCTACCGTTAGTCTGACTATATTGCTGAGCTAAAAGAGTATCAGTTCCTTCGTATACAAACTCTATTTCTTTATAAGGTAAAGCTATATTAACCTGATTATTTTTAACATCTACATATTCAGAAATATCGTAAGTCGCTACATTAGTAGTATAGAAATCGTCTAGCCTTTGAACTCTTATTTTACCAAAATTAGGATTTGAGCTTCCGTTAACTAGTAAAGCGTCATCGTCTAAGTAAGCAGTTAAATTAAATAAACGGAATAAAGTTGTAAGAAAGTCTATAATTTTTATATCTGGAATTTGAGAAGTAATATCAAAAGTAAAAGAAGCCGTAGCAGTAAAAGCTACAGTATAAGTTTCTACCCAGCCTACTTGTACGTTAGCATCGTAACCTGCTAGATCCCATTTAATTTCAGAGAATATTATTTGAACTGAAGAAAAAATTGTTATAGTATAAACTTCAGCATCAAAAGTGCCGCCTAATTGTCCCCTACCTATATCGAAAGTAGTATTTCCTGTTCCTGTTCCTTGTAGGTTTGCTATAGTAGATCTAACTATTCCTGCTCTAAGTATTACTACAGTAAACAAGTCATTACTGCTAGTAGTTAATAAAAGCCTTTGTACGGTAGTAGGTATTCCTGAAACTAAAACTCCGTTAGTGTCCAACCATACATTTTGAATTACTAAACCTGTCCCGTTAAACATATTAGTAGCCTGAATATTTGGAGGACCAAATCCAGTCACAGGACTAGGAAAGGTTTGTACTAAAGACTCATCGAGTACTCCTCCTTTTTTTCTATGTAACCATAAATGCAAATTATAAAACTCTACGTTACTAGTATTAAAGAAGTCATCACTAAAAATAAGCGTAGGATACAAGGCAGTTATAGCGTCTATAATTTCTTTAACTCTTAAAGCGTATTTAAGATCTGAATATAAAACTCCGTTGTCATCGTTTCCGTCATAGTATAAATTTCCGTTAGCTTGAGTATTTGTAACAGAGTCGTAATATAATCTAGAGGGAGGAGGAACTAAATCCGAATCTTTATTTGAAGCACCTGAAGTTATTAAAGGACAAAGTATAGGACCGTCTGCGGTTTGTAATCTAGCTTTTACAGTAGCAGAGTTATACTCTAAATTATACTGGTCTAAGTCTACTAGAGATTGTAGTTTTGCGTCTCCTAGTAAATCTTTTAATCCTACAGTTTCTCCATAGAAAACTATCTTATAAGCATACGGTAAATTGTTTTGTAGCTCTACTCCTTCAAGTCTTATAAACCCAGTTTTAAAGGGTATATTATTAAGTTCTATTTTAGCTGGTGTTTTATTACGTGCATCGTATCCGTTAGCAATATCAAAATTATAGTAATGAGAAAACAGTTTATTATTTTCTTTACTAGCTGGTATTGTAAAACTCTTAGTAAAAGGAACAAAGACTTTAGCTGGATCTTTTATATTTTGTATTGACTGGCTAATAGAAACTGTCTCATCTTTAAACAGGTCTATTCTTATATAAGTAATAATATCAGGATCTGGGTTATTGTCAATATAGAGTTGGAGTTTCTGCATTATCTTATATTGTTTATATAATTAAATGACATTTCAAAACTAAAAGTAAATTGTATAAGCTTGTCATTTAAAACATTTTTATAAGTAAGGTTATTATCTTTTATATTTATAGGAATAGTAATAAAATTTCCTGTAGATTTTTCTCTATAACGTACCCAGACTTTTTCAGATAGTAACATTTCAGAGTATACATCGCTATAATACTCAGGTACAAAAAAAGAATTTAAAGTAATTGACTGGTTAGCCGTAATATTGAAGTTTTGTTTTGTGTGAGCATTTACTGAATAAGTTCCTGTACTTGAAATTGTGTTTGAGTTATAAGATTCTCTTTTTGCTTCAATATTTCTTATAGCTTTTAGTGTAAAAAACTCTGTTTGTATAGCTCCGTATTTATTTATAAAGCTTACTACAAAACCATTAGTAGATCCGTTTAACTCTGTATATCCGTTACTATCAGTATACTTAGTACATTGAACTCTATCTATAGTTATATTAATTCCGTTTGCTAGAGTTACTGAAGTTCCATTAAATCCAGAGGAAGTATATACTACAGTTCCGTTTAAAATACTAGGAACAAATACGCTTACATCTTTAGGAGCGTACATAGTATAAGTTTTAGTTCCTGACGATGAACTGCCAGCTTGAGTATAATTAGAAATAGCTGGAAACTGAGTGCTACTCATTTCTGGATTTGCCTCTTCATAAAAAGTACCGTAACCGTCAAAGCCGTTATGAGTTTCTTGACTTGTACTTATAGCGGTTCCCCCTGCGTTAACTAAAGGATAGAATGTTAAATCTAAAACAATTACAAAAGCAGCTTGAGTTGGTGGTGTTCCACCTGTATAGGTTATATTTATATAATCTCTGGCTAACTCTGCCCACTCAAATAACACGGGTACATTAGGGGAAGCGTTTTTTATTAAAGTATACCTAACAGTTCCACTTATTGTAATTACTAATTTAGCGGAGTTAGTTGTAGTATTGCTAGAAGTTGCGGTTATATATTGCGGGGATCTTAATAATCTATTTGCCATTATGATATGTTAATTGATATTTCGTTTGTTATAGACTGGTTTACTATTAAGGCTATATCTTTATCTAAAGCCTCTTCTAGTTTGTCTTCAAGTTGTCTAGTGTAAAAATCAAAAGGAGTAGTAAAAAATAAACTAGGTTTTAAACCTGTTAAATAAATACTTCTAGATATTAAAAAGACTATACTCTTCCTAGATATAAACTGTCCTAAACTATTTCTAGTACTAGAGCTTAAGTCTGGTTTAGTTAAAACCCACTTATCTATAGCTCCTCTTAAAGTTCCGTTTCCTCTTGAGCTTCCTGTTCCAAAATGATATGGACTTAATGGAGCTTTGTTAAATCTGTTTTTAGATCCTGAAGGCATTTTATCTGGAGCCGCTCCTTGCACACCCTGATCGTAAAACGTAGCGTAGTCTTCTCCTAAGAAAGTTACTAAGTAGGATCCGTCAGACTCTTCAGTTACTAAGTGAGTTAAACTGTTAGCTAGTGGACCGCTACCTATGTCTTTTTTTGCTAGGTTATTTCTTGCCGCTGAGACTATATTTAAGCCGTAAGCTTCTAATATTTTCTTGACATTATCTAACATATATAAATATCGTTTTGTACTACTATACTTACGTTTAGGCTCCAGCCTGCCAGTTCGTTCTCGAAACGATCATAGAACGGCTCAAAAGTGGCATCTGTTATGACTTGGTACATTTCGTTAAACAGGTTTCCGTTTCGCATCTGCTCTACTAATTTATTTCCTACTTGTAGCTGAGTATTTAAAATATCCATTTCGTCAGTATTTCCTGTAAACTGGTCTGTTACTAAAGCTTTGTTTACGTCTACTATATCCATTAGAAGGATAGTCATATTAAAAGTCAAAACTTGTCCTCCTTGCGTTACGTTGTTCATTATTATATGAGACAAAGGAAATATAGTTTGTTTTCTTAAATCTACTTGAGATATGTCTCCAAAGGTTACTGTCTTTACAAAAGGACTATTTAAAAGTTCTTGTTCTAGTTTAGACATTATTAAATAATAGCTACGTGGTCCTCTTTTATTGCTCATTACTTTCTTGTTTTTATTTTATCCCTTTGTAGGATTGTTTTTTCTTTTATATACATTAAAGCTGCTAAACATTTGTGAAAGTTTAATTTACTTACTTCCTCTAGTTTTGTTACGTCTTCTCCTGCGAGTCTCCAGAGGGAATGATACCAGCCGTATTTAGAATTGAAGTTAGCTTCTCTTGAGAGATCGGGCTCTCCTTTTTGCTCAAAGAGTTCCTCATAACTTTTATTAAGTCTTTCTCTAAATTCCAAAAAAAAAGCATACACCCCATTACTAAACTAAGTGGCATAGACTTCATTAAATCGTGATAAGCGTCTCCTTTATACTCTTCTACTTCGTAGCTACCTTTGAACTGTTGTTTTACTGGTCTGTATAAAACTGCCATAGCTTTATGCATCTGGTCCCAGTCTACTATATAAGTGTCTAAGTCTACATACTCTCCAAAAGTCATATCGTCTAGCTTAGGAATAAATCCTAGTTCTAGATCTTTATATTTCCAGCGGCTTATTAAAGGAGGTTTCTCGTTTAGGCATTTGTTAATCTGGTCGCTTATTTTAAATACGTCTGACATTCTATAAGAATAAGCTTTAGCTGGAGGCACTCCGCAAAATATCTCTAGCATTTTTAAAGCTATAGCGTCTTCTTTAATCTTTTCGTCTGAGCACTCGTTTAAAAATCTCTGGTATTGTTCTAAGGTTATTTCCTCCATACGAGAAGGCACTACTACTTTTAATTCCATATACCTATATAACGTAAGAATTATTTTTTTTAACAAAAAAAAGGGCAGCTTTTAAACTACCCTGATTTAAACTAAAATTAAAATTCCTATTAATGGAATACTAAATATAATAAAAATATTACTAACGTGGCTATAGCAGCAATTTTAAGAACCTTAAATATTCGTTCTTCCTTTCTAGGACTGCGTCCCTGATTACTTCTATACTGTCTCATTACTCTCTTTCTCTGACGTTCTGTATATTCTTTATTACTCATTTAGAAATAGCATTTTAAAGATTCTATATATTAATTTTACGCAAGACAATAAGCCTACTGAGCAAAAGGTTAAGGCAAACAGTATAGCAGTAAATTGAATTACTAAGGCTGCCCAGTCACTTAAAAAGTTATCTAATTTTTCTTTAGTCATAATATTATTTTATTAAGGTTTTGTTAGTATTGTTTTTTTCTTTTTTAGATTTACTAAAGACGTAGTTAAAGTATTGTTCAGTAGTTAATCTTTTATCTGTAATAGGATGTCTATGATAGTATTTGTACATATTATTGTTTTTGAGTTATTTCAGGAAGTCCCCATTTGTTATACGAGATCTGAAAATCAAAGTCAAAACCGCAGTATTCACATAGAAAATTATCAGGATCATTTAGTTTTTTACAGTTGTCGCATTTAGTAGACTTCATTATTTAGTTTTAAATTAAAGAGAATTTGATTTGTCTGTGAGTAGGTGCTCTCTGTTTACACCTTTTTTCTTTTATTATTAAAGATAAATTAACGTCCTACATTTTAAACGTCTGCAAGGTTTGGGCACTATCAAAGATTAACTTGAGTTTCCGACAGAAAAACAGAGGTTAAGATCTACGGTATAAACTACCATTACTCCAGTAGGTAAATCTGGAAACCTATTTATTAAATTTATCAATAATTCAAAGAACTATAGTAAAGTTACAAAAAGTTATTCACATTTCCAAATCATTTCCAGAAATCTACTTTGCCGCATTTAGGACAGTAGAAATAAAAACCGTTTTGAAGAGAGCCAGTTGGAGTCATTTGTATATTACAGCAGGTTTTACCTGATTGCGTACTTTCCATAGTTAGGTCTAGCTAGTTTAGTATAAACTCCGTATCTAAGGCTATCGCAAAAATGATTAAATTTATCTTGCGGCTGGTTAAGTATATTTCCGTTCTTGTCTTCTTTCCATTTGTAATTACGAAACTCCTTAATAGCGTTTTTACTTTTCTTAGTTATATGAATATTATATCTTTTTAGCATATCGATTCCTATATTAATAGAGTCCCTGCCTTTTGTACTAGGTTTTATATTCCAGCCGTATCTATGGAGTTCGTCAATAGTCTTAGGCTCTGCGGAATCTGCAAAGATTTCATCACGTCTACCTATACCTAAACTTAATAACTCATTATGTATATCTCTGTTTGTCATTCCTGTTCTATAGAATAACTCCTCGCAGTATATATTAGTATCGTGTAAGTAAATTTTACATAAAACCGAAGGATCATTTGTATAGCCGAAATCCATACCCATACTTATAAACTTAGCATTGTCTGGAATAGTTTCTATCTCTCTAAAATCAAATATAGTAGACTTGCTTTGCCCTATTTCTCCTAGTCCGTAGATCCTCCAGTAATTCTCGTCTGTATATTGTAGTCTTTCTATTTCTTTTACTATCGACTCTTCTAGGAACTTATTATTCTTATAAGTAGTTTTAAAAAAGTCTGCGTCTTCTCTAGTTTTTACTTTGTCATAAATCCAGTGAAACTCGTCTGAAGGATTATAGTCTAGTATAACTCTTCCTACTGTTCTAAATATTAACTGGTTCCAGTCTTCCCAAAACAATTCGTTAGCCTCATTTATAAAAAGCAGATCTCGTTTACGTCCTCTTACTTTAGTAGGGGAGTCTAAGCTTATAAACTCTATTAGGTTTCCGTTTAGTTTGTATTCGCTACTGGTCTTGTTATGGTCCTCTTCTTTATAAAGCTCGTGGTTCTTTAGTATTTCTAAAAAGTCTCTTAGTGCTGAAGTTCTTAAAGCTGGAAAGGTTTTTCTGCAAATACTTACTATCTTATTCTTATTTCTTAAACAGTAGCCAAAGACTACCCACATTAGAATATTATAGGTTTTACCGCTACGGGATCCGCCTTGCTCTATTATGATTTTCTTTTTGCTGGTTTCTAAATGTTTCCAGACTACATTGGTTTTTATATCTCTCACTCAATTACTTCTACTCGAAACTCTCTATTGTCTCCAGTATCTATTTCTTGTCTTGGAACGTAGCCTCTAGACTTACCGATACTTTTTAAATAAAATATTATAGAAGTTTCTTTCTCTGCGTTTATACAGTCAAACAGTTTAGACTCTACAAAATCTATAGCAGCATTTTTTATATCTAAGACTTTTGCTTTGTACTCCTCGTCTTCTTCTAACCAGCGATAGTGAGTAATTCTACTTATACCTACGCTTTGGCTAGCAGTGGTTACTATACCGTAATACTCTTCTAAAGATTTAAGCATTTTCTTTTTATTCTCTTCCGTTTTTTCTAGCATTATATTCTTTTTATATTGTAACATTTGTAACATCTCGTTACTAATATAACGTAAAAATATTAAGTTTTCGGAATAAGAGTATTATAAAGTTTTTCTTTATAGTTTAGTTTGTCTAGTAATTCGTTGACTTGTTCTATAGACTCTACTGTTTTTAAGCTTTTGATTTTGTCTATTATAACTAAAAGCTCTTCAGATCCTACAGTACTATTTTTAATAATATTTAACCACGTTAAAAACTCTGGAGTTCTATTAATTAACTCTTTAAACTTACAAAGTCTATAATAAATAGTAGAGTGGTTTGAGGATTTGCCTTTACTTACATAGTAAGCTGCTATTGACTCTAAAGTCTTTTTATGTACTCTATTCATTATATAGTCAAATAGTGTTCTAGCGTCTACGTGGCTTTGGGTTCTTCGGTTCTCGAATATATCTATTTCCGTTAGGTTAATTACTAACTCCGCTATCTTGTCGTAGTTTGTCATAAAGTCCCCTTAATTATATACTGGTCTATATCAAAGTCTGCTTCTATAAAGTCTCTGTATATATCGATACCTGCCATTACGGAAGCTTCTCCTTTTAGATAAAACTGTTCGCTAACATCCCAGACTCCTACGTCTAGATTCTTTTTGTCTATACACAAAAACTTAAAATCTTTGTAGTCTATATTAAATAACTGACAGTAGATATAAACCTGATTGTAATACTTGTAAGCGTCTGCAGACTTGTAAAAGTTCTTTACGTCTATAGTTGTTTTTAAGTCTACGATACCTCCTTTGTTTTTTAAGACATCTGCTTTGCCTCTAAAAGGATAGCCGTTTATATTTCCTATCATAGGAACCTCAAACTCAGATTTGTTTAACATACTTAAAGCCTCTTCATTTCTTAGCAGAGCATCGCATAACCTTTCGGCATCAGTTTTTTCTTTCATTGTAAAAACTTGATCGTGGTGTTTTTTAGCTTCTTTATACTTATTAGTATTTTTACTTTGTACATCTACAAAAACTATATCGTTTAGCTTTTCAGGTTCTAAAATCATAGTGTGAAATAAGTGACCGTCTCTAAGTGGCTGGGTTTCTTTTTGTCCGTACTTAGTTATATATAAATAAGTTTTAGCACTATCTAACAAAAGTTTAATAGAACTACTTGACAAAGCGGTTTTACCTAATACACCGTAGTAGTATTCGTCATCTAGCATATTTTTTAAAACCTCTTCTTTTTCTACATA